TAGTTCACCTTGAATGGCAATTGTTCCACCCATCTGCTTTAATATTTCTTCAATATTATATTCATTGACATATGCCCAGTAAGAATTACCATTCCAACTATGTTCGAAATCTGGTGCAAGGTCCACATTCCTGGAACAAACATGTAATCCTGTTTCAGGATCAATATAACAAGACATTGAGGTGCCATCTATTTTTTCCGTAATATATAATGTCTTACCTTTATGTCTTTCCAAAACATCTGGAATGTTTTGAACCCGCATCTCATCAGTTTTTGGAACAGCTAACCTTGATATTGGACCCCTTATTTTTCCACGCAGACTAACTGGAATCGGTTTTTCATACTTTGTAATACCAAGTATTTCGGTTACATCAAATCCTGGTTCCAACTCATCTATTCTGAAAGGCGGTACTTCAAAATCATCAGGCAAATTCCAATTGCCACTATTTAAGACATCTAGTGGAAAGCATATTCCTTGTGAAACCTGGCCTCGCAATTTTACAGTTCTGATTCTATAATGCTTATCTTTTAGGAATTCAAATTCAGGACGTTCCGGCAAAACAGAATCAACTTCACAATAAACGACTTTGTCTCCAACTTCAAATTGTCCCTTTTTTACAACTACATTCCAGCCTTTTATTCGGGCAACTTCTATTTTATCCGCACCGCTAATTGGGTTTAGTTCGCTGATGGTTTCAATGGATGCCAAAGTACGCGTCATGTTATGATATTATAGCTTCTATCTATTTATACTTTTTGGACGATATTTGATTTTGTTAACCTATACATATCATCACCGTTTGTTCCGAACTACCGCCAACAACCCATATCCAGTTATGTCCTGAAAGGCGTCTTCAGAACCCTGATTACCGTTGGCTATACGAAAAAGTTTATCAATGATACGTACAACCACTAATGCGTCTTCCATTTGATCAACGGAAATTCCATTTGGATACAAGACCTTCAAGACCTTTCCAGCATTTCCGAATGAATTACCGTATTGGAGCTGTTTTTCGGCAACAAGGTTTCCAATAGCTTTAGCGGTGTTCTCGTAAATAGGATCTGGTTTTTGTTCCATATCATATCCATTTACGGTACAAGATACTGTATTTCTCAATTCACAATCCTTACAATACTCTGGCAAGTCATATACGTTTTGTGTGCATCCAACAGGTTTTCCATTTTTTAGAATAATCATGGTTACACCTTTATAACTTCTTTGATTAAATAGTTTTTGGTCACCATTGCAAATACGTCACAAATCCCAATAATCCGATCATAAACAAAATATTATTTAAAAGGCGATACCAACTACTATCGTACTTATTATATCCACGCAACCCTGTTAAAATAAACACCACCATTACTACACAGAATATAGGATTAAAAATTTCCATACTAATCATCACTCCAATTTACTTTTTATGTATTCAATTGCTTTTTCGTTATCCTTGCACTGTGCCTTCAGCAAACTTTCAGACGATTCTTTTGTATTCCCGTCAACCACACAAGTTATATATTTTTCTTCTATTAAACTTAATGTAGCTTTTATTATTTCATTTTCTTCTTGTATTTCTTTTATGAATTCTTCCCACGTGCTTTTTTCTGATACAAAATCAGCAGCCATGTTAATAACATACATTTCATTGTTTATGTATACTTTTATAGTATTATATTCGTCTACCATTTATATCATCTTCCAAATTTTCTCGTCATAAGCACATATTAATGTCTATATTATTTATAGTTTTTGGTTCTTGTATAAACCAAAAAGTACTTATACCAAAACATCCCATATAAACTTTGTGAAAACAATAATAATAGCGGATTGTCATGGACAACCACACCTTATAACCAATGCCCTAAATCACGCAAAAAATTGGGACAGCCTGATTTTTTCCGGAGATATTTTGGACATCGGTCCAGATCCAATAAAATGTCTCAATATATTGAAAGAAAATAACGCCGAACTATTATGGGGAAATCACGATGCAGCAATAGTCATTAATCGACCAATATGGCCGCAAAATACATTTGATCATGAAGCCAAACAAACCATTATAAATAACACGAATAACTTCAAAGTGGCAACCAACATAAATAACGTTTTGGTAACCCATGCCGGTTTATCAAAAAACTTTATGCACAATATGGCCATAGATCTAAATCAGGGAATACCGGAAATTGTACAACATTTAAATAAATTAAATTTGGAAACCGTATGGTGTGATGATAGTCCACTATGGTATCGACCAAACAACAAAAATACTCCAATGCCAATTATGCAGGTAGTTGGACATACGCCGCCCGAGTGGATAGAAAGAAGTGGTTTCAAATCCAACAACTTTGTTAGTGTTGATCCATATTGCACAAAAGGATTTGGTCCGGATCGCTATCGATACGTAGAAATAGAAAACGACATTGCTACCCTTTATGATAGCAATGAACAGCCAAAAACTATATATAGTAGTAAGTAAAAGTCTATGTAATTAAAACTTTGAATAGAAAATAAGGAGAATACAAAAATGAGTTATACACCAGGTACTACACCAAGAAATTTTGAAGAATTTCTAGAATGTTATGAAAATGAACTTATAGTTAGAAGACTATTTCCGAAAAAGCATATAGGAATTGGCAAAGGTGATATATATAAAAGGATTATTAGTAGTGATGGTAAAACCGAAAAATGCCGCAAATATTGGGCATTCTGCAATAGTAACGGATATCAGATTAGTGAACTTGATAAACCAAACAAAACATATGACATAGAAAAAAGATGTGTATATCAACAAATTTGTGCATCAGAAGATTTTATATTGTTTAATGGCGACGAGAAAAAAGACATAGATGGACTTAATACAATAGCAACAAATTTTGATGGTACATTACAAGAAGCTATAGAAAAATATTCCCCTGTCAGAATCACTGCTGATAGACATACTTTACAAAACATTGATATCACGTTACCAAAAGAAGAATGTCCATTCATAAAAAGCGGAATATGTTATTTGTTTCCGGAAATAACACCAGACATCGCAGAATTTGTTATTTGGAAAGACGTATATGAAAATCCGGTACCAGTTGATGGTGGTTGCGGTACTAGCATATGCTATATTTATGAATGGGTTAGCATTGCTATTCATAAGCCGGAAGAATTTATAAAAGTAACAATTGCTTCCAAATAAGCAAAAAAATAGTAGTAAATTTATTAACTTATATATTTAATACTAAAACTTTTTTATAACAACCTTTTGTGTACCAAAAATTTTAAATACAATTAATTACAATACGTTTTTATGAAATTACTCGACCATTGCATAATATTTGCAACATATAAACATGCCGAACAAACAGACAAAAACGGATTGCCATACATTTTTCATCCATTACGGGTAATGCTAGACGAAAGTCTTACAACAGAAACCCAGAAATGTGTCGCTGTCTGCCATGACCTACTAGAAGACACAACAACCACCACAGAAGAACTTAAAGAAATAGGACTACCTGAAACCACAATAACTGTAATTGTAGCACTAACCCACCTCAAAAATGAACCAAACACAACATACTGGCAAAGAATCCTTGATGAACCATCTGGCGATGCAAAACTAGTCAAAATAGCTGACATAAAAGATAACACTTCTGAAAGCAGAATGAATTGTTTGCCGGAAGAAGTACAAGCAAGGCTAAAAGAAAAATACTATAAAGCACTACAATACCTAAATAACGTTGACCAAAAACTATAAATATTGACCAAGTATTTAGTAATGTGCCCAACACAAAGGAGGAAGGAAAATCATCTTTTTTCTTCTTCTAATAACAATTATAAGGAGGATAGATATGAAAAAACTAAATGACCATTTCAAAGAAATATTAGAAAATGTTGGAATTGCTATAAGAGAATCAAGTAATAGTAAACATAAACTAAATAATATAAAATTACATGAAACTCTACAAACATTATTGAGAAATAATGAAATTCTTGATTACCACATAGAAAGTATATGGGGATCAATATCTATACTTTCTAATATATACAAAGAAAAAGATAAAAGATATTATTATTCTGCTAAATTTTATACATCAAGAAACCAAAATATATTATTTAGGATTCGAGAAGCTTCATTGAGATCTCGTAATACATTTGAATATGAATTATTAATAAACACAGAATGAAGAAATATAACTGCATGATAATAAAAATTATGAAGGAGGTATGAATGTCTAATAATGAATTTGATGATATAATATCAAAAGAAATAATACCAGTTATTCGGGAAGTCGCAAATAGTTCACATGGCATGAAAAACATAAAGTTGGCACATACCTTACATTCAATTAGGATTGACATTATAAGAACTTGTGACATATATTATGATCTTGGTGCATTGTGTATTCGATCAAAATATTATGAAAGCAACAATAAAAAGCAATATTACAAATACATGATTTCCATAAATGAAGCAAATCAAATTAGAATACATAAATTGGTATATATAGTAGATGATTCATTAAATCCAGAACGTATAGGATATGAAGATATAACATACATGTAAAAGGAGGCTAGCATGGAAATAGAAAAAGAATTCATAGAAATCCTAACATATAACATAGCTCCTATAATAAAAGAATGTATTAAAAATAAACATCAACTTAATAATATAAAAGTAAAAGAAACATTACGTTCCTTGAAAGAAAGCAACAAAATAGACACATATAATATGTATGGTAACGGATCATATTTATACGTGATGTCAAAAAAATACATACAAGAAATAGGATGCTATCATTTCTATTCGTGTGCGTTTATAACAGCACTTGATCAATATGTAGTATTTGATATTAGTAAAATATATATTGGTAAATACATAACACCGATTGAATTTAGTAGAATATGTATTAAAATACCAAAATTTTGCCAAACCCCCTCAAACATTTCGGAGGAATCTCGATAGAAGATCGTACCTGACCACATAATAAAGCTTGCTGAAAAAATCTGCCTAAAATCAGAAATGAACCAACAAATGTCAGCTATCATTTTCAATAATAGTGGACGAGTTATAAATATTGGTTATAATAGAAGGATCATTAAATCCCGAAATCCAACTACCATCTACAAGTACAGAATACCGTATATTAGCGTGCATGCAGAAGTGGATTGTCTAGCTGGTCTAAACTTCAGTGACACAATCGGCAACTACATATACATCCATAGAAAGGGCGGTATGCTTGCTAAACCATGCCCAAAGTGTCAACATGTTCTAGAACAGTTTGGATTCAAAAAAATATTTTGGGCAAAAGGCAAATAAAAACAAAAAATATTATTATTTTTTAATATCAATACACAACTTAACGTTTTTCTCTTTTTCAAATTCTTGTACGTCATTGAATTCGTAGACTTTTGATGAATAACGTAAATTACTTTCTACCAACACCCTTTTCACACATTTTTGAATAGAATCACTAACAAATCCGCTATCCTCATTCATAATACTATTTTCCACAAAACTCGTAACACCATCCTTATTGGTAATACATACATAATAATGAGGTTCTGACATAAAATTTCTATTATATATATCCCGGAAATGTACTTCCAGGATATACAACTTTTTTGTATCTAGAATTGGCACAACACCATCCTTACCAACTTTCACTTCTCGCATACTTGTTCCTCATCTAAGTACTTCAATCCAAACACTGTCATACAACCCTTCTGACAAAAATAATTGACCAAATTCAACATTTTCGATGGTATTAAAATTAGGCGACCTGACAACAGTACCATCTTTTTCTAGCGTAACTAATCTATAATTTAGATTCATTTGATTTCACCAACTAATACATAGTTGATTATACTATAAAATAGTTTTGGTTGAAAACAAGAAGAAAAAAATAAAAAATAATACTATACTTATACTTTTACTGGTTTTAAAATAGTATTCAATATTACTGGATGTCTATAATTATCAGGCCACATACATGCCATAGAATCATCCGGTCCACGTATCGCCGTTTGATACCAGGGCAACAACTTTTTCAGAACTTTCCCGAACGGCACGTGATGCATTGGTTCAATTTCATTTACTTTGCAAAACTTCACAAATTCGTTATAGATGGTTTGCTTCGAAACATAAACGTCAGCAACTTCTTCTAAATGTAGTTCAATGAAAGTTGAGACTGGTTCACTTGCTTTTTTATACCTATCTTTTGCAGTAGTTGTAGTAAAGCTATTATGGAAGTGGCCTCTATCCAACAACGCATCCAAGTGAGGTAAAACCAGATTAAGAAGCCCTGACAATTCCTCTGGACTCGTTACTTTTTCTAGCAAATTTTCATTTTCGCTTTCCTCTATTTCCTGCTGGGTAAAAACATGTTCAAAAGGAATTATTTCTATACGTCTATAAAAACCAGTAGTATCGTCGCGAACTCTCGGCAACTTATTTGATCCGAAAATTTGTTTCGCAAACGATATAAAATCGAAGGCTCTTTCGCCCTTTCTTTGTGCACGTATTACATCTTTGTTAGAGGTTAGCATTTTAAGAATATTTACATTTGGAAGCGTTGATTGTTCCATGTCGCCAAAGGAATTCAATAGTTTGCAGTATAAGTCGGACGTCGCGAATCTATCTTTTTCCAAATCATGCATTGAAACAGAAGATATATTGTCTTCGCCAAGCATTTTACAAACAGTATCAATAAAGTGAGATTTACCAGTACCACCAGGTCCCAGCAATATAAATGCTTTTTGGATAGGATACGCCCGGTACAAACAATATCCAATAAATTCTAATGCCTTCCTGAAATCCTCTTCTCGGAGAACCGTTTGAAACATCTTAATTATGTTTGGACACTGGGCATCAGGATCATAGTTAACGTTGATTTGGATTCTAGAATAATAAGTAGGTCTATGTGGTTCTAATACACCGGTTCGCCAATTAAGATAGCCATTTAGACAATTTATAATATCTAGGTTATTATCGAATTTTTTTGATTCCACGTATGTTAGGCCTCGTATTATACCAAGAACTTCTTTTAGGACGTGGGCATTATAGCAAGTTTGTCCGTTATCTTTTACACGTGGGCCAAGCAATTCAACTAAAATTTTATGTATTACTTCTTCACCATTTTCCACGTAATGTCCTTTGACGTAGGTCATCATCGTTTTTGTTTCTATTATTGTGGCAACTGGAACATTTTTTATGATTAATTTTGCCAAGTTGTGATAATTAATTGCAGTAATCCCTTTGCTTTTAGGATTACGTTCAAAACATTCTTCGAGATCTGTTTCTGTAAAATCTTGCATACTCATTGTAACACCACGAAACGTTTAAAAAATAAAATAAAAAATTATAAATCTATATGTCTATGCGGCTAACCATGAAGCTATTTTCTAGATATTATTGTACTAAGCTTCTTTTGGTTTTAGATATTATTCTTTTTGTTTTCTTGTGATTACTTTTAGAGGTTTTCCGAACCTTTTTTTGGCTAGGTGCAAATTCAATTACTTCCTCGCCAGTAACTAGCAAACGTGTTTCAAATCGACCTCCGTTACAGCACGTTCTTGTGTATAGTTTACCGTCAGATACAAGTTTTTGGATAGCATTTATAACTTTTTCGCTACTTTGAAAGGATTTTCCTTTAAGTAGCATGTCGACGGTAACTAATTGTCTTTTACATTGATTCTTTATTTTTTCTAGTAATCTTTCTTCATTCATGGGTCATCTCCGAACCTTCCTTACATAGTTTGTCAACAGCATTGATCATGTCAGTGATTAATAAACGACCTTGAAATCGTTTCGCGTCTTCTTGCGAAGCAACTATGCAAATGTCCAAGTTATGTCGATTTAAAACTTCGCGAATTTCTTCAAACATTATATTTATTTGTTCTTGGCTTTGCGGTTCCAGGTCATTAAGGGCAGCCATATCTTCCACAATCATGGTGAAGCCAGCACCGTACATTTCATCAACTGATATCATTCTAGACCTTCCAACATAACTACTTATTTGGCATATCACAGTTATATACTTTTTGGTTGGGGAAAAAATTAAGAAAATACTCTTCTCGGAAATTCGTATTCACGCCTAGTTTTTGACCATGACGTTGTGGTCGTGAAGTAGCCAACAACTCGTGTCATATGGGATATTATTTTCTTGTTGCAAATTGGACAAGTTTCAGAATTTCCGCAAACTGTAACATGACCATCTTCGCACTCGCCAAAAGAATAATTCACAGCCATATGGGAAACACCGTGCTTTACAGAATATTCTATAAGATGTTTCATAACAGCTGGATCTTCTATTCGGTCACTAACATTAAGATGAAGTATTCCACCGCCAGACAAAATATCCTGGAACTTTCCAGTAAGGCATATTCTTTCGGGAAGAGGTGCATCTACAATCAATGGTATGTATTGATTGCTATATAGTTTGAATGGTATTTTATCTTCACCAAATAATATCTTGTCTTTTTCTACAAGTTTTACAGCAACCGACTCACCTGGAATTTCTTCAACATTGAAAGAATTTCCTGTTTCTTCACTAGCAACTTTAGCAAAATCTTCAATAAAATCCAATACTTCTGTTACAAACTTTATACCGTCATCGGACTTAATATCAATTCCCATGAAGTAACAACATTCATATATGCCAATTATGCCAATAGTAGAAAATAGTCTTTTGAGCGTAAACCATCCAAGTGGCTTAAAGAACTTCAAGAATCCTTGATCAATCCGACGTTGTAATATTTCTTCACGATGCACAACAAGAAGATCCTTACAAATTTCCAACTGCTTGGTAAGATCAACAAAGAACTTTTCATGATTACCATTAGCTTTCAAAGCAATTCTAGGCAAGTTTATGGTAACTACCCTATGAGAACCTAAATTTAGGCCACCATT